ATGGCAAAGGACGACTACTTTGTAATTGTTTATCAAATCCTTTCGTACCTTTACCAACGGCTGAAAAAGGGCGAGCCGGTCGACCCGGCGTTCCTGAAACACGACGGGCCGCTGTTCCAGATCAATAAGCAGTATTGGGCGTATATCCTTTACCACATGGTCGAAGAAGGGTTGATCGAGGGGGTCAAACAGGTTCATATGGATGGGCTTGAGTTCCCCTATGTGACCCAGCTGGAAACATGCAGGATCACCCCGGCTGGAATCGCATATCTCTGTGAAAACTCGTTCATGGAAAAAGCCAAAAGGTTTTTGAAGGACATCAAGGAAATAGTGCCTTTTACGTAAAGCGCCGCGCATGGCGCTTTTTTCATGCCTTGGAAAGGGGAAAACATGAAATTCGATAGGGAAAATCGGATTCAGCAAATCAGGGATTGCGGCCAGTCCATTATGGATAAGGCCGAAACCATCTATGGCGATTACGAATGCCCGGCAGATTTGCAGATCATTATCAAGGTGAAAATAAACGAAATTCCTACGATTGAAGTAAGACGGGAATTTTACTCCAAAACTATGATTGATAATCTTTAATCATGTGAAAGGGGATGATTCCATTGCAGCAGTAATTAAAAATATTGCAACTGGTTGCAATCAGTTGCAAAAAATAAAGCAACATATCGCAAGAAATAAAGCAACTAGTCGGAAATTCCGAACGGTTGCTTTTTTTATGGGAAGAAAGGAGAGCCGAACATGGAAATCAACATCATGGAAATCATCAGCAAATACGCGGTGATCCCCGTTGCCGCTGTCTGCTTTCTGGTGGGCTGGCTGCTGAAAAACGTGTGGGAGGGCTTCAACAACAAGTACATTCCCCTCGTGCTGCTGCCCGTGGCGCTGGTGGGGGTGCTGTGGCTCAACGGCTGGGCCGTGACCCCTGAAAACATCATGGCGGGCATCTGTTCCGCCGCGCTGGCCGTCTACATCCACAATACAGGGAAACACCTTGCCGAACTGAAACCTTCCGACGATGAGGGAGCTGATCCCGATGGCAACGGCTAAGGGAAAGAAAATCGCCGAGTATGCGGAAAGCAAGATGGGCTGTGCGTACATCTGGGGCGGGTACGGCGAAAAGCTGTGCTCCCCCGCTTTCCGCCGGGAGCGGGCCGAAGCCTACCCTTCCCAGAAGGATAATATCTATCGTTACTGCCAAGTGCTGAACGGTCAGAAAACCATCTGTAACGGCTGCCGCTACTACGGCAAACAGGCGTATGACTGCGCCCAGCTCACCCGTTACGCCTGCAAGGCAGGCGGACAGGCCCTTGTCAGCGGCGCAAACAGCCAATGGCGAAAAACCGCGTGGGCGAAGAAGGGCACCATTGACACCCTGCCGGACGAGCCGGGCGTGATCCTGTATCATGCCAATGCGCAGGGCGTTATGACCCATACGGGCGTATGCGTCGGAAACGGCTATGCGGTGGAGGCCCGTTCCGCGTCCTATGGCGTGGTGAAGACGCTCATTAAACAGCGCACGTGGACGCATTGGGCGGCCCTTCCCGGCGTTCTTTCCGACGGGGCCAACAACTCCACCGCCGAGATGGAAAAGCCGCAGGAAAGCCCCTCCGAAGCCCAAAACGGCACAACGGGAACGGCGGTGACGAACATGCAGACCTTACGGAACGGCAGCAGGGGAACACAGGTGAAAGTCCTCCAATGGCTGTTGAATGAAAACGGCTTTGACGCTGGCAAGGCGGACGGCATTTTTGGCAGCAATACCGAAAAGGCCCTGCGAGCCTACCAGAAGCAGAAGCGCCTTTCCGCAGACGGTATCTGTGGAAAGAATACATGGACAAAACTATTGGCATAAGGCGGGAAACCGCTTTTTTGCATAAATCATCCGCAGGGATGGAAAAAGCTGATTCCCAATCGTGATGCAACCACGGTAAAAGCGTAGAAAGGAATGGAATTATGACCCTGAATGAAATCCTGAAAGCCAACGGCGTAAACGACGAGGCCATTTCCGCTATCGCGGCGGCCATGAAGGAAAACAAGATTTACACGGCCTCCGAGGAAAACCTTGATATCCGCTACGGCAAGCTGAAAACCCAGCACGACGGCGTGAACCAGCAGCTCACTGAGGCCAACGCCCTGATCGAGGAGCTGAAAAAGTCCAACAAGGGCAACGACGGCTTGCAGCAGAAGGTGACGGACTACGAAACCAAGGTGCAGCAGCTTCAAGCGGAGCTGGAACAGACCAAGCTGGACGCGGCGATCAAGGTAGAACTGCTGGCCAATAAGGCCGTGGACGTGGATTATCTGACCTTCAAACTCAAAAACAAGGGCGAAGCGCTCACCCTTGACGAAAACGGGAAGATCAAGGATTGGGACGACAAGCTGGCCGCCCTGAAAACCCAGTTCCCGAACCAGTTTGAAGCCTCCGGCAAGAAGACCGTCGTTGAAAACCGGCTTCCGGGTAACGATGAAGAATCTACCCTGACGAAAAGCGACATCCTGAAAAAGCCCTACGCGGAGCGGGCGAAGCTCTTTGAGGAAAACCCCGAAGGTTTCCGCGCCGCCATGGGCGAGTAACTGAAACAAAAAGAGTGCCAAAAGCACCGAAAGGAAGGTAAACAAGAATGGCTGTTACGAAAATGGCGAATATGATCAATCCCGAAGTTATGGGGCCGATGATCGAAGCGAAGATCGACGCTTTGCTGAAACTGACCCCCTATGCCCGCGTTGACCGCACGCTGGTGGGCGTTCCCGGCGATACCAAGACCGTGCCCAGCTGGAACTACATCGGCGACGCGGAAGACGTGGCCGAGGGCGCGGAAGTGGGCCTGTCTACCCTGACCGCCTCTACCACCACCTTTACCATCAAAAAGGCCATGAAGGCCGTGGGCATCACGCAGGAGGCCGTGAACAGCGGTCTGGGCAATCCCATCGGTCAGGCCGAAAAGCAGCTGGCCAAGGCCGTTGCCGGTAAGGTGGACAACGACGTTCTGGATGCGGTGTACACTGGTTCCAACGTCTATGCCGCCTCTACGCTGGCCGCTATCGCCTACGGCGGCGTGGTGGATGCTATCGCCAAGTTCGAGGACGAGGAAGACGGCATCGAAAAGGTCATGTTCATCAATCCCGCGCAGGAAGCCACCCTTTTGAAGGATTCCGCTTTCCTGTCCGCCGACAAGTTCGCCGCCGGTGTGGCCCTGAACGGCGCTATCGGCAAGATCGCGGGCGCGTGGGTCAAGAAGTCCAAGAAGGTCATGCTGGTAAAGTATGAAAAGAACGCCGATGGCACGATCACCATTGTATCCGAAAGCACCGCCGAAAGCGCCACCGCCAAGCGGCTTTCCACCGTGCAGCCGAACTGCAAGGACAAGCTGGCCGTGGGCGACAAGGTAAACGCGGCCTCCGCCGACTACTACCTCTGCCCCATCATCAAGCTGGAACCCGACAGCGCGGAAACCGAGTACACCGAGGACGAGCTGCCCGCTGTGACCATCTTCCTGAAAAAGGACATTCAGGTGGACAGCGAATGGTTCCCCAAGAAGCAGCAGACCGACGTGACCGCCGCCAAGTACTACGGTGTCGCCAAGACCAACGACGCGAAGATCGTTCTGGCGAAGTTCAAGAAGTAAGGGGGAAACCCTTATGATCATGACCGTGGCCGAGTTTCGGCAGGTGGCGGACACGGACGCGACGGATCAGGCGCTGGAAGCTCGTCTTCTGGCGCTTGAACTGCTCATCCGGGCCTACACCAACAACAACTTCCAAGCGAGGGCGTTCCGGGCGGCTGCGGACGCTGTCTCCACCGGCAAGACCCTGCTGGTGGAGACCAGCGGCCTTTTCAGGGCCAACGACACCCTGCAGATCACCGATTCGGCCCTGAACGCCGGGCTGGTCAACGTGCGCACGTCCTCCGGCGGAACCGTAACGGTGAAAGAAGACCTGTACGACGAAAGCGACATCACCGTGACCAAGGTGGTCTACCCTGCCGACGTGAAGCAGGGCGCGGCCTCCATGCTCAAGTGGCAGCTGGAAAGCGGCGATAAAGCGGGCGTACAGTCCGAGACCATTTCCCGGCATTCCGTCACGTACTACAACATGGACGGCGATAATTCCATCATGGGCTATCCACGCTCCCTGCTGGGCTTTCTCGCGCCGTATATGCGGGCGCGGTTCGGTCAGGGGGTAGGCGTATGAAAGGCATCGGCGGAAACCTGACCGGCATCATCCAGACGCGCACGGCGGCGAAAAACGCCATCGGCGAGGGCGTGAACGCATGGACGGACGCGCAGACCCTTCGGGGCTGGCTCGACCTGTCCGGCGGCAGTTCCGGCTATACGGCCTTTTCGGCAAAGGTGCAGGAAAGCACCCATGTTTTCGTGTCCGATTATAAGCCCCTTGCGGAGGGCATCCGGGCGGAAAACAGCCGCATGGTGATCGGCGGAAAGCATTATGACGTGATGCTGATCGACGACCCGATGGAAATGCACCAGCAGCTTGAAATCTATTTGAAGTACACCGGGGGTGCGTAAGCATGTCCGTGGAGTTCAAGGATTATTCTATGCAGGTCAAGGCAGCGCTGAACGATACCACCAAGGCATGGTTATACGAATGGGCAAACGAAACCGCTTCACAGGCGAGGGATAACTGCACTATGACCGATGATGACGGGCAACTGAAAGGGTCTTATCGGGCCGACGTGGATACCGTGGCAGGAGAAGCGAAAATAGGAACCCATTTGGAATCAGGATATTGGGAAGAATATGGAACCGGCGAATACGCTGTCCATGGAGACGGTCGGAAAGGCTGGTGGGTGTACATTGACGGTGGAAGCGGGTATAAAAAGGAAACAAAACATTACACATCCCGGCAGGAGGCGGAAAAAGCGGCGAATTTTCTTCGCAGGGTGAAGAAAATGGACGCGGTCGTGACCAATGGCCGGAAACCTGCCGCAACGCTGGAAAAAGCCTTTACCAAAACGAAGCCCAAGGCCGAAGCCGACCTTGAGAACCGATTAAAGGGGCTGTGACTATGACCATTGACGCGCTGCAATACGTGGGCGAACTGCTGGAAAGTGCGGGGATCAACTATCAATTCATGCGCTGGGAAGTGGGCCAGACCGGCATCCCTCCCGACTACTACTTTGTGGGGGAATACATGGAAAGCCCGTCCCTGACGCTGGAAGAAAACGGCTTTCTGGAAAGCACCTTTGTTCTCCGGGGCTTCACCCGTGGCGCATGGCTCCTGCTGGAAGAAAGCAAAGCAAAAATTGAACAGGCCGTCCCGAAAACCGTGATCCTGCCAAGTGGCGCAGGGATCGCGGTTTTTTATGATTCGGCCATTGTCGTTCCCACCGGGGACGACGAGCTGAAAAGCATCAAGATCAATCTGAAAATCCAAGAATGGAAGGTGAAATGATATGGCATTGGGTGATGAGTTCAAGTCCTCCGGCATTACGGAGGGCACTCCGGGCAACGTCCTTTTCGGCGCTGGCACGGTACACGCGGGCCTTGAGTTTAAGACCAATGCGTGGAACTTTGCGGAATCCCTGCTGTGCGCTACCAACGGCGGCAGCAAGGTAAGTATCACCAAGGAACTGTACGACGTGCCCGTGGACGGTGCGCTGGTGAAGATCAAGGACTTGGCCGTGAAGGTGGGCGAGACCGCCACCATGGAGATCAAGCCCGTGGAGCAGACCCCCGACCTGATCAAAAAGACCGTCATTGCGGACGAGGCCGCGTCCTCTACCGCTACCGGCTACACGGAACTGAAATCCCGTGGGATGATCAAGACGGGCGACTACGTGCAGAACCTTGGCTTTGTGGGCAAGCGTCTGGACGGTACGCCCATCATCGTTGTGTTTGATTATGCGCTGTGTACCTCCGGCTGGGAAGTGGAAACCCAGAACAAGGAGGCCGCCACGCCTACGCTGACCTTTGAGTGCTACGCGCCTTTGACCGCCGAAGCGGACACCCTGCCGTGGCATATCTACTACCCCACCCCGGCGGCGTAACGTAAAAAAGGGGGCAGGGTTTTTCCCTGCTCCCATCTTATGAAAAGGAGAAAAACGATGGAAGAAAAGACCTATACTTTGCGGGCGCTGAAAGCGGACGACCTGTTTATGGTGCTGCGCATTATCAACAAGATCGGATTAAGCGAGCTGAAAAAGTGCTTTGACGGCGAGACCGTGCGAAAGGCCATTGCGGACGCTGGCAAGGAGCAGGAAAGCGACTTGGCCGCCGCCGTGGGGATGCAGATCATGGTGGACGTGGCCGCGCTGGTGGTGGAACGCCTGCCGGAATGCCGGACGGAACTCTATCAATTCCTTGCGTCCCTGTCCGGCATGAAGGAAAAGGAGATCGCCGAGCTGCCCATGGGCACCTTTGCCGGGATGGTGATGGAAACCATCCAGAAAGAAGAGTTCGCCGATTTTTTTACGCAGGTATTCAAATTGCGCAGCTAAACGAGCAGGATTTTTTCGACCTCGTTTTTCGGCGGTATGCCAACCCCTATCCCCTGATGGACGGAATGATCCGGGCCGGGAAGCTGTGCGAGTTTGTGGAAGGGCTGGTCAAGCGGTACAACGACGAGCAGCGGGAGAAGGTCATTTGGGAAGTCTGGCTGCATCGTATATTTGACAAGTCCTACCCCGATTTTGTGGACAGCATCGACCCGGAAAAACACGCAGCACCAACGCAGGAAGAAGTACAAAGCATCGTAGCGGAATCGGAAAGCATCCTGAACGCTTTCCTTCCGGCGTGTGGTGAGGTGAGAGCGAATGGAACTGTTCCGGCTGCTGGGGACGATAGCGGTTGAAAACGAACAGGCCAATAAGGCGCTGGACGAAACAGCAGGCAAGGCGGAAAACACAGGGAAAAAGTCGGAGCTGTCTTTTCAGAAGATCGGCAAAGCTGCCCTGACGGTGGGAAAGGCCGTCGTAGGGGCCGGGGTTACGCTGGGCACGGCGTGGATAGCGGCCATTGAGGGGAGCCGGGAATACCGCACCGAAATGGGCAAGCTGGACACGGCCTTTGTGACCAACGGCCATTCCTCCGACGCGGCCAAAAAGACCTATCAGGACTTGCAGGCGGTTTTTGGCGAAACGGACGTATCCGTAGAAGCGGCAAACCATCTGGCGGTCATGACGGACAACGAAAAGGACTTGCAGACATGGACGGACATCTGCACCGGCGTTTTCGCCACCTTCGGCGATTCGCTGCCCATTGAGGGCCTGACCGAAGCGGCCAACGAGACCGCCAAGGTGGGCGAAGTGACCGGCCCGCTGGCGGATGCGCTGAACTGGGCGGGTATCTCCGAGGACGAGTTCAACGACAAGCTGGCGAAATGCTCCAATGAGCAGGAACGGCAAAGGCTCATCATGGAAACGCTGAACGGCACATACAAGGCCGCCTCCGACCAGTACAAGGAAACCAACAAGGACGTGATAGAAGCCAACCGGGCGCAGGAGCGCTTGAACGGCGCTATGGCGGAGCTGGGCCGGGTGGGCGAACCCATCCTGACCGCCGTCAAAAACGCCATTTCCAAAATGGTGGAAGCGGCGGTGCCAAAGCTGGAAAGCCTGATCCAAAAGGTGAAGGATGCGCGGAAGTGGATGAAGGACAACAAGAACACCGTGGACGCATGGAAAGCGGCCCTCATTGCCGCCACCGTGACCGTGGGTTCCTTTCTGCTGGTGCTGAAATGGGGCGCGATTATGAAAGCCGCCACCAAGGCCGTGAAAGCCACCAGAGCGGCCATTCTTTTGTTCAACGCGGCTCTGCGGGCAAATCCCATCGGCCTTGTGGTAAGCCTGATCGCGGGCCTTGTAGCGGCCTTTGTGTACCTCTGGAACAACAACAAGGATTTCCGGGCGTTCTGGATCAGCCTTTGGGAAAAGCTGAAATCCGCCTGCTCCAAGGCCGTTTCCGGCATCAAAAAGGCTTTTAACGGCCTGAAAGGCGCGGTAAAGACGGTGCGTGACACCTTCGAGGGCATCCGAAAGGCGGCGGCGGACAAGATCGACGCGGCGCGGGAATCGGTCAAAAAGGCCGTGGACAAGATCAAGGGGCTGTTTCCCCTGAAAGTCGGAAAGCTGTTCAGCAATCTCAAAGTCCCGAAAATCTCCGTCAGCGGGGGCAAGGCCCCCTTCGGCATAGCGGGAAAGGGCAAGCTGCCGAACTTTAACGTGAAATGGAACGCGGCAGGCGCGGTCTTCGACCGGCCCACCATCCTTGACAGCCGGGCAGGCTTGCAGGGGGTAGGCGAAGCAGGCGCGGAAGCCATAGCGCCCATTGACGTGCTGCAAGGCTACGTCCGGCAGGCGGTACGGGCGGAAAACGAGGCCGTCGGGCGGCTTCTGGTGGAACAGACCGGGCGATTGATTGACGCAATGCGGCGGATCGTGCCCAAAGACGTACTGCTGGACACCGGGGTTCTGGTAGGCGAATTGACACCGGCCATTGACGCGGGGCTGAATGTAAGGTACAGGAACGCCGGGCGTGGGAATGTGCGGTAAGGAAAAGGGAGCGGCGCGGGCCGTTCCCTTTTATGGTTCTGCTGTAGCTTCGTCTTTCAGCACATCATATATGATTCTTGATTCACCGCCGAAACCCATAGCGGCGATAATTACGTTGGAATGGTCTGTATCATCCAGAAAGTAAAAGCCAAGAATCTTGTCTTTTATGTCCATCGTATTGCGAACAAATCCGTAAAGCGATTCACAAACGGAAAGTACGGATTCTCTGGATTTTTCCCACGATTCCTCACTATAACCGTTTTCTTTCGCAGAGGCAATCATTTCGGCTTTTCCGTCTTCCGCAACGCTTACCCAGATTCCCGCTTCATCGTATGAAACACAATAGAAAGAGTATCCCTCTTTTTTGATGGTTCGTTCGATCAGGCCAACGGCAAGCTGTAAGTCTTCCGATTCATTCGCCGACGAAAACGCGGGCATTGACAAGGTAACGCAAAGAAGAATCAAAACAAAAAGAACCCTTTTTTTCATGTGGAAGCCTCCTTTTGGAAGATTATAAGGCGGTGATAAATAGAAAACAATGGAAAAAACGGCATAAAACGCAGCACTAAAAAGAAGGTGATACGGAATGGCAGACCTTTTCACGCTATACGGGCGTATAGCAATCAACGCCGAAGAGGCAAATAAAAAAATCGACAAGGTTTCCTTTAACGCAAGCGGGCTGGCAAAAACCTTTAAGAACATCGAGAAAAAAGCCGTTTCCGTTGGAAAAACTGTCGTAAAAGGAGCCACAGCCGGAGCAGCCGCTTTAGGTGTTTTGGCAAAGGCATCTATCAGCGGCTATGCCGAATATGAACAGCTTGTCGGCGGCGTGGAAACGCTGTTCGGGGCAAGCGGTCAATCACTGGAAGAGTACGCAGAAAGCGTCGGGAAAAGCGTTGACGAAGTCGAGGGAAAATATAACCAGTTGATGAACGCGCAAAGTACCGTATTTGCAAACGCGCAGGCAGCCTACAAGAACACCGGATATTCAGCGAATCAATATATGCAAATGGCAACGCTTTTCTCCGCGTCCCTGATCTCCAATCTGAAAGGCGACACGGAAAAGGCGGCGGGCTATACTGATTTGGCCATCAGTGACATGGCGGACAACGTCAGCAAAATGGGCACGAACGTGGAAGACGTGCAGAATGCCTATAAAGGATTTGCCAAGGGAACCTATGACATGCTGGATAACCTGCGGATTGGTTATTCAGGAGGCAAAACGGAAATGCAGCGGCTTTTGAAGGACGCGCAGAAACTTTCCGGCAAAAAATACAATATAAAGAACCTGACGGACATCATTGAGGCAATCCACGTCATACAGGAAGAAATGGGCATTGCCGGGAACGCAGAAGCAGAAGCGGCAACCACCATTTCCGGAAGCATAAACTCCACGAAAGCCGCGTGGGAAAATCTTGTGATGGGGCTTGCAGACGGGAACGCGGATATTGATAAGCTGTTCGGCAATTTGACCGCTTCCGCGAAAAACGTCGTGAAAAATGTCGGCAAGCTATTCCCCGGCTTTTTGAAAAATGTCGGAAGCCTGATTCGTGGCATTGGGTCAACCATTTCCGACGAATGGGCAAATACCGTATACCCCATCATTCAGGAAAAATTCAAGGCAAAATTCAACATTGAACTTCCTGACTGGGACGATGTGAGCAACACGATCACCACGAAGATGGCGGAGATACAGGAAAAATTTGCCCCCGTCATTGAAAGCTTTTCCGGCTGGATTGGGGAAAACAAGGAGCAGATCGGGCAACTTGTTTCTTCCATTGGGGACGTGGCCGCCGGTGGCCTTGATGCTTTTCTTGGCTTTTTGGAATGGACAGTCGAAAACGGAGATACGGTGAAAGCTGTTTTGAAAACGGTCGCGCTTGCTTTCATTGCCTGTACTGCTGCCGCGCATCCGTACATTACGGCAATCGTCGCCTTGGTTGCCGCTATGGAATCGTGGAAAAACGGGGAAGAAAAAATGCGGGAGCTTGGTGTTGATGTCGATAAAATCAACAGCGATCCTCTAGGCGCTTTGAACGATTCGGCAACGAAACAGAAAGAAAGCGGGCGCTCTTTGCTGGAAACGCTGACGTTCGACCCGGCCAAAGTGGAAATAGAACCAACGGATGATTCTGAAAGCAATATGCAATCGGACATTGACGGGTTTGACCTGAACGGCAAGGCGTTGGTCGAAGCTGACCCGGAATCAAAAAATGCGCTTCAAAGTTTTTTGGACAATCTTTCGTTGAAAGTAAATGCCGTATTTGGAATTTCAGATAGTGAAGGAGGCGGCGGACACTTTGCAAGGGGCCTCCCACGCGTCCCCTATGATGGTTTCAAGGCCCGGCTTCATGAGAACGAAGCCGTACTGACGGCCTCGCAGGCGGCGATCTGGCGCGGCGAAAGAATGCCGTCGCTGGCCGGGATCGGAGCATTGACCACGCCTGCACAGACGGAACAGCCCGTCAATCTGACCATCAATATCAGTGGGAACACCAATAGCCCCTACGAGGTGGCGCAGGCCGTGCGGAATGCCGTGGATGATTGGAGGTGGCGCGGATGATCCCGAAGGTGCGGTATGAAAACGACATCGGCAGCGTGACCTTTAACAGCGGAACGCCCGGAGCGTATATCGAAAAAGTCACGTCCTACGGGGCGCAGAACGTGGAGTTTCAGACCACGAAGTCCAACCGGGAGATCGGCGAAGTGCTGCAGCACCAGAACGTCATCCCGAAAACGATCACCCTCAAAGGCTCGATCAACGGGAAGTCTGACGGGCTGCGAGAGCAACTGAACCATGTGCTGGCCCCGCTGGCAAAGGGGCGGCTCATCTATAACGATGCGTATGAGCTTGAAGTCTACGTCAAGTCCTCGCCGGATATCGACCGCCAGCCCTACGGGGCGAAGTTCAGCTTTTCCTTGTATGCCCCCTTCCCCTATTGGCGGGACGCGGAGCGGAAAAACAAAGTTCTGGTGGGCTACGAGCCGCAGTTCCAGTTCCCGTGGAACATTTCCGACCCAAACCCCTTCTACATGTCAAAATTGGCGCAGGTGGGCTATGTGACCGTGAACAACGATGGCGAAGCGCCCGTTGGATGGACGGTGAATTTCCTCGCCCTGCTGGAAGCGAAGAACCCCTATGTGAAGAACATCGTGACCGGCGCAATGGTGCGGGTGATGCGGACGATGGCCGCCGGGGAGCAGGTGACCATCAGCAACGAAGGGGAGGAACTTTCCGTGACCCTGACGGCGACGGACGGCACCGAGAGCGACGGATTCCAGTATCTGGATATCGCGTCCGTTCCCTTCCGCTTGCAGCCCGGGCCGAACCATATCAAGACCGACGCGGATCAGGGCGGCGACACGCTGCGGGCCAGCATCAGCTTCCGCCCGGCGTATGCGGGGGTGTAGCCATGATCCTGCACGTATTTGATGCGGACTTTGTGTATCGCGGCCAAATTGAGAACTGGATCGACCTGACATGGACGGAGCAGTACACGGACAAGGGCGGGTTTACGTTGGAAGTGTACGACACCGACAAATACGCCGGGCTGCTTCGGCGCGGCTGGTACCTGTACCGGGCCGACCGCCCCGCCGCCATGCTGATTATCAGCGTGAAGCGGGACACCGAGCAGAACACCATCACGGCGGGCGGGTACACGGCCTTGCACCTGCTGACATGGAGGACGATAGCTCACGCGTACAGCGTGACCAACGTGGAAAGCGCCGTGTATGGCATGATAAACGCCGAGCTGCGCTGGCTCAACGTCACCACCGCCCCCGTGAAGGGCCTGACGGCGGAGTACGAATGCGAGATCGAAGGCGAAGACCTGCTGGAAGCGGCGGAAGAAGTGCTGGGCCAGACGGAATACGGCATCCGGGCGAACTTCGACCGGGCGAATAAGACCAACGTGATCGAGGTCTACGAAGGGGCCGACCGCACGTACAAGGACGGCGTGGGCGGCGTGGTGTTTTCGCAGGAGTACGGCAACCTGAAACAGCTGACCGTCAGCGAGGACGACGACGTATACAAGAACGTGGCGCTGGTGACCGGCGCGGCCAACAACGACCCGCGCACCGTGTATTACGAGTATGTCTCCCCGGAGGCAATCGAAGCGGGAGCGGCTCAGCGGCGGGAACTGCTGGTGACCGGCGAGGATCAGGGCGAGGATGAGACCAACCCCGATTGGCAGAAACGGCAGAAGCAGATCGGCATCAAGGCCCTGCAGGAGCATAAAAACGCCCTGTGCTTTGAATGCGAGCTATCGGCGAATGAGTTCGGTCACCGCTGCGACCTTGGGGACAAGGTGACTTGCAAAAGCCAGCGCTACGGCCTGCGCTTCGACGCGCGGATAACGGAATATCAATACGAGAACCGGCAGGGGCTTGAGACGGTGAAGATCATCATCGGCGACAAGCCCCTGAATTATGTGAAAGGGGAGATCGTGAAAAATGGCTGAAAAAAGTTTTCCTTTGGAAAATACCGCCTATACAGCGGAGGACGCGCAGCTGTGGTTTGCGACGCGCACCAGCGGCGTATACACCAACGGCCATCTGGCCGTGACGGCGGACGGGACCATGAACGTCACGCTGGGGGCGGGCGTTGCGTGGCTCCACTATAACGACTATGCCGGGTGCGTGTACGCCAACACGGCGGGCAAGGCCCTGACGGTGACGCTGGCGGACGCGCAGTACAAGCGCATCGACCGGGTGTGCATCCGGCTGGAAATGCTAAACAACAAATGCTACGCCTACATCAAAAAGGGCACGGCGGCGGCTTCTCCGTCTGCTCCTGCCCTGCAGCGGGACAGTGTGGCCTATGAGATCAGCTTGGCGCAGATCGCCGTTGCGGCGGGCGCGTCGGCCATCAACGCGGGCAATATCACCGACGAGCGGCTGAATGAGAGCATCTGCGGCCTGATGCGGGACGGTGTAACGGGCATTGACACCAGCGTGATGCAGAGCCAGTTCAGCAGCGCCTTGAACAGCGCCTTGGGGGACATCGACAGCGCCTTGAGCGACGCACAGACGCAGGTCAACGCCACCCTGACCAGCGCCCAGACCCAGACCGCCGCCCTGATCGCGGAGCTGGAAGCCAACATCCAGACGGTGTATGACACCGTCGAAAAGGTGAACCTGCTGGAATTTACCGGCACGTTGTCGGCCTCCGGCTGGTCGAGCAGCTCCCCCTATACGCAGGACGTGACCGCCACCGGGCTTTTGGGCAGCGATACGCCGTTTGTTGACATCAACATGGACGCCGTCACCGACCTTGCGGATATGCAGGCGCTGTCCGACGTGTGGGTGAGCCTGTTCAAGGCCACGGCGGGGGCAAACAAGGTCACGGTGGTTTTCGGCTCCAAGCCGGAGATCGACATCCCGATCAAAATTAAGGTGGTGAGATAATGGGCGACTGTTATATCGTGCGCCGCGCGGGCGAGGCCAAGAAGCTGCCGGTGCTGAACGCCAGCTACCCGGCTGATCTGACCATCTGGGCGGGAGAAACGGCGACCTTTCAGGTGCAGATCGCCACGGACGGCGTACCGGCGGAATACACCTACAAGTGGTACAAAAACGGGAACCTCATCACCAACGCGACGGCGGCAGTGCTGAACCTGACGGGCCTGACCACGGCCACCACCGCGACCATCTATTGCGTAGTGACCAACAAGGCCGGAGAAGTGACCAGCCGGGTGGCAACGCTGACGGTGAAGAACCCCAATATGACCTACACCTACAGCGGCACCAGCGAGAAAATCGACGACGGGAGCGGCAACTGGCGTATCAAGTTCAAGAGCAGCGGAACGCTGAAATTTACCAACCTTGGCAAGTGGGACGGCAAGCTGGACGTGTTCTGCGTGGGCGGCGGCAGCGCGGGCGGCAGCGGCAACTGGGACGCGAACAACGGCTACGGCAAGGCGGGCAGCGGCGGCTATACCAAGACCCAGAAGAGCATTCAGGTGACGGCGAATACCGCTTACAGCATCGTGATCGGCGCGGGCGGACAAAGCGCCTTTGCGTCTGGCGGAAGCACCAGCGCCCTTGGCGTGACGGCGAACGGCGGCACGAAGCTGGGCGGCGGCAGCGGCGGCGGCGCTTATGGCAATAATCAGGTGAACAACGGCGGCTCCAACGGTGGCAACGGCGACCCGCAGGACGCCGCCAACATCGGTATTGACCATTGGGGTTCCCCCGGCAAGGGACAGGGAACGACCACGCGGGAGTTCGGCGAGAGCACCGGCACCCTGTACGCGGGCGGAGGCGGCGCTGGCGGCAACGGCTCCGCACAGGCCAAGGGCGGCAGCGGGGGCGGCGGCAACGGCGCGTGGAACGGAAACCAGCCCACCAGTGGCGCGGCCAACACCGGCGGCGGTGGCGGCGGCATGTACTACGGCCTGACGAATGTCGGCAAGGGCGGCAGCGGTATTGCCGTTATCCGAAACCACAGATAAGGAGGAAGAAGCATGAACGAGACGTTTTACGCACTGGTGGAAAACGGCGTGGTGACGAACGTGATGGTGCTGTACCCGCCCAACGCGGCGGAATTTGAGGGGGCTGTGCCCTGCGGAGACTTGCCCGTGGCCATCGGCGACACCTACGACGGGGAGCATTTTTACCGGGGCGGGGTGCAGGTGCTTTCCGCGCTGGAACAAGCCCAGCAGGAGGCGGCGGACATGCAAGCGGCGCTTGAGCTGCTGGGAATCAATAATGAAACGGAGGAAGGGCAATGAAAAAGGCTATGTTGTCTCAGCCCATGGCGGGCAAAACCGAAAAGGAAATCGTGGAGACCCGTGAACGCGCTATTGCAGCGCTGAAAGAGCGCGGCTATGAGATCGTCAACACTTTGTTTACGGATGAATGGTACAGCGACGAAGCCATGAAAGAACGCGGCGTTGTGCAGATTCCGCTTTGCTTTCTGGCGAAAAGCCTTGAAAACATGAGTCTTTGCCATGCTGCCTACTTCTGCGTTGGCTGGGAAAAAGCCCGTGGTTGCCGCATCGAGCATGAAGCGGCGAAGGCATATGGACTTGAAATCATTTACGAGGAGGGATGACCATGGGCAAATACTACGACGCGGCGCTGGTGCTTCGTGGGATCATGGACAAGGCCGGGGCCATGCTGACGGATGCGCAGGCGATAGAGGTGCCGGGGCTGTTCCCAGCGTGGAACACGGAAGCTACCTATGCCGTGGGCGATCGGGTGAAATACAATGGCACGTTGTACCGCTGCCTGACGGCCCACACAGCACAGGCGGCATGGACACCTACTGACGCGCACAGCCTATGGGCTAAGGTACTGACCGACCCCAGCGGCGAAATTCTGCCGTGGGTTCAGCCGGACAGCACCAACCCATACGCCAAGGGCGACAAGGTGACGCACAACGGCAAGACGTGGGAAAGCCTTGTGGACAATAACGTTTGGGAGCCGGGCGTGACAGGAACGGAAAGCCTGTGGAAGGAAGTGGCATAATGGCATGATAGGAATCACTTTCGGGGAACTGCACTCTTATGAAGACTTGAACCTGATCTTGAGTGAAAAAGAGATCGGCGCACCATCCGTCAAGAAAAAGCTGGTAGAGATCGAGGGGGCCGACGGCTCCCTTGATTATACGGACTTTTTCGGCGGGCCGAAATACGGAGACGTGACCCACAAATTCACGTTCTCCACCATCGTTCCCCGGAGTGACTTCCTTTCCCACTATTCCACGGTGAAAAACGCCCTGCATGGGAAAAAGCTGCGGATCGTCCTTGACGGCGATCCCGGCTTTTTCTATGTGGGGCGGTGCTTCGTGTCCTCCTTCAAGGATGAAAAGGGCATAGGCAAAATCGAAATAGACTGCGAATGCGAACCGTACAAGTACAAGGCCGCCAAAACCGTTGTGACAAGGGCGGTGGACGGCGTAGAAACCGTTACCTTGACAAACAGCCGAAAACGTGTCGTGCCGGAAATCGCCATCACGGCGGAAACCAGCCTGAATCTTGTGTACGGCTATAACGTATGGGATTTGGGCAGCGGCAGCTACACCCTGCCGGAGCTGGAACTTACGGAAGGGGAAAACACCGTCACCGTGACCGGCACGGGAAGCATTCGCTTTGAATGGCAGGAGGCGACGCTATAATGTATCGGGTCTATTGCGACGGCCTGCCCCTGTACAACGACCGGCTGGAAAGTCTGACGATCCTGTCCCCCACGGTGGAGCTGGAAGAAAACAAGACCGGGTCTTTCGCCTTTACCCTGCCCGCCGACCATCCCTATTATGGGCTGATTCACAAACTGAAAAGCATCGTCACGGTGTATCAGGACGATTATCTGCTGTTCCGTGGTCGGGTGCTGGACGAAGAAACGGGCTGGCACAACGAAAAGAAAATCTCCTGCGAAGGGGAGCTTGCCTTTCTGCTGGACAGCATCCAGCGGCCCTATGATTATTCCGGCACGGTGGCGGGGTTTCTGAACCTACTGATCGACCGGCACAATGAGCAGGTAGAGGAAAACAAGTGGTTCACCGTGGGCAATATCACGGTCACGGACAATAACGACTACATTGTACGGTCGAATATCGACTACACCGACACGTGGACGGAGCTGCAAGACAAGCTGGTGAAGCTCATGGGCGGGTATGTGTCCGTCCGGCACGTGGGGAATCTCAACTATATTGACTACTTGCAGGACAGCACCGTCCTTTCCCCGCAGGCCATCACCTTTGGGAAAAATCTGCTGGACTTGAAACGGGTGCGGAACGGGGCGGACATTGCAACGGCGGTGATTCCGCTGGGGGCGAAGCTCAAGGACGCGGATGGCAAGGATACGGACACCCGCCTGACGGTGAAAAGCGTCAACGGCGACAGCGACACCATCACGGACGCGGACGCGGTAGCACAGTTCGGGACGATTGTCAAAACGGTGGTTTTCGACGACGTGACCGAGGCCACGAACCTTTACACCAAGGGCAAGGCACAGCTGGACGCGCTTGTCAAGCAGCCGGAAACGGTGGAGCTTTCCGCCGCCGATCTGGCCACGGTGGACGCGGATTTTTCGTCCTTCCACCTTGGAACACAGGTGCGCGTGACCAGTGCGTCCCACGGAATCGGGCAGCTTTTCCGGGTGAGCAAGATTGCCGTGAACCTGCTCGACCCTGCCGCCAACAAACTGTCCCTGAACGGGGCGTTTTTGGGGCTGGGAGGGGCTTTGCTGGGTGTCGGGCAGGCGCAAAGGGAAATTGTCCACGCCGTGGAAAAAGCCGAAAAAAGGGCCTCCGAGACCGTCTACAACGTGGAACAGAATATGCTTGCCTCCTTGCAGGTGGAGGCGGACAATATCAAAAGCGCGGTGGCGGAAAACTACTACCTGAAAGACGACACCGACGCGCTGATCTCTTCCGTCAGTACGGAGATCGAGCAGACCAAAAACAGCGTGGAGATCGAGTTCACCACCTTCCGGGCCGACATCGACGCGGTGGCAGCCGGAACGGATGCGGAATTTGAGGAAATCCGCAAATACATCCGCTTTGTGGACGGGAAAATCCTGCTGGGCGAAGTGGGAAACGAGCTGGAATTGCAGATCGCCAACGACCGCATATCCTTTCAGCAGGACGGGGCCGAAGTGGCCTATTTCAGCAACCGCAAGCTGTACGTGACGGACACCCAGATATTACACAGTTTGCAGCTGGGGAATTTCGCGTTCATGCCCCGCGACAACGGGAACTTGAGCTTCAAAAAAATCTAAAGGAATGACAGGCTTCTGACCCCTGAAAGGGGGAAAGAACATGGCGGCATCAGGAACCATACAGGCGGCCATTCGGACGGGCAACCGGCTGCAAATCGCATGGACGGTGGGCAGCCAGTCCGTGGCAAACAATACCAGCAGCGTGACGGCCAAGGTGCAGTTGGTCTCCACGGGGAGCAGCTACACCATTAACAGCAGCGCCAGCAAGTCGGGCAGCCTGACCATCAACGGCACCAAGTACACATTCAGCTTTTCGGCGGCCCTGAACGGCAACCAGACCAAGACCCTGTTTACCAAGACCGTAACGGTGGCCCACGCATCCGACGGGTCAAAGACCTGCGCTTTCGCGGCTACCTGCGGTATCAACGTGACGCTGGGCGGGACGTATTACGGCAACGTCACGGCCAGCGGAAGCGGCACGTTTAACACCATCCCAAGGGCCACCGTTCCCACGCTGTCGGCAAGCAGCGTGAACATGGGCGCATCCGTCACCATCAACATGCCAAGGGCTTCCGGCAGCTTTGACCATACGCTTACGTATTCCTTCGGAAAAGCATCCGGGACAATCGGAAGCGGCCTTGGGACAAGCAAAACATGGGAAGTGCCGATTTCCCTTGCAAGTCAAATTCCGTCCGGCACGTCTGGAACCTGTACGATCACCTGCAAGACCTATAACGGCAGCACACTGATCGGCACAAAGTCGGTTTCCTTCAAGGCCAAAGTGCCGGATGCTATTGTTCCCACCATTTCCAACGTTTCCATAGTGGAAACCGTTTCCGGCCTTGCGGCACGGTTTGGAGCATTTGTGCAGGGCAAATCAAAGGTCAAAATTGGCATTGTGGCGATTGGGGCCTTCGGCTCCACCATCAAGGCATACAAAACGACCGTTGACGGGAAAAGCTATTCGGGCACAGCGCCTACAACTGGGACGCTTTCCAGCGGTACAAAGGCGGTGACGATCACCGTTACGGACAGCAGGGGCAGAAAGGCAACCGCAACAAGGACGATTACAGTGATCGCCTATTCTGCGCCAACGATCAGGGGCCTTTCCCCTGTCCGTGCGCTGGCGGACGGCACGGAAAACTATGACGGCCAGCACGGGAAAATAGGCTTTTCCTATTCCGTGGCCACGATCGGCGGAAAGAATGAAAGCCGATACACGCTTGAATACAAGGGCAGGGATTCAACGGAATGGATTCAGATTCAGGCGGGCACGGGATACACGCTTTCGACCAGCATTTTGACCGGGCCTGTGATGGACGTTGATTCGGCTTATGACGTGCGCCTGTCAGTGACAGATTACTTCACCACGACCAGAAAAACGGTCGAGATATCGACCGCGTTCACCCTGCTTGATTTCAACGCATCGGGCCGGGGCGCTGCGTTCGGGAAGGTGTCTGAACTCGCTGACGGATTGGAAATTGGATTGGATATGAGCATTTACAAGGACATCTTCATGGGCGGTTCAAAACGCACAGACGATGAAAAGAATATGTATTTCCAATCCACGGAAGACGCGGCAAATGTCCATAACTGCAAGCTGTACGGGGGCAATGGGAACAGCGTTACGTCCATCGGCTGCTGGGACAGCGCCCGGAGCATCGGCATCTGGCGCTACCTGACGGGCACGAAAAACATGATTATTGATAAAAACGTGACGCTGACCCACGGCAACGGCGGGGATGAATTTATCACCTCCGGGGACGTGACCCACGCAAACCACGCGGGGCGGGTGCTGTTTTCCAACGGCCTGCTGATCCAGTGGGGCCGGGAGAGCATCACGCCAGTGGCCAACACGCCCACCAAAAAGGACGTGACCTTTGCCGTGGCCTACACCGACACGCCCGTTGTTATCACCACGCCGCAAACAGCAGCGCCCGGAACCGTCGTGACAGGCAGCGCGGCGGCCAACATTACCGCCACCGGCTTTGACTGCTACGTGACCCGCACGGGCACCACGGCAACGTCTATCGGCTGGCTGGCGGTTGGATATAAAGCACCACAATAATCAAAAGAAAGGAACCCGGAATGATGGAAACGATCATGGCAGCACTCATCACGGGGGGAATGGCCCTTGTAGGGGTTATCATCACCAACGCGGCCAGCAACCGCAAGGTGGAAAACAGCATCAAAACGTCGCAGGCGGTGACGGACGTGCAGATCAAAGAGCTGACGCGGGAAGTGAGGGCGCACAACAATTTCGCCCAACGAATTCCGGTAGTGGAGGAACAGATCAAGGTGATCAACCACAGGCTGGCAGACTTGGAACACGAAAAAGCCGGGGAATGATCCCCGGCTCTTTTTTATGTTTATTGTGTTTGTGTTTAATTGCTGCGCCGTTACGTTCCAGAAAACCGATGCGAACCAGCTTCTCAATGATACCGGCACGGGTCGCAGGTGTTCCCAGACCTTTTCGCTCGACATCCTCCGGCATTTCATCTGCACCTGCTGTTTCCATAGAAGAAAGCAGCGTATCCTCGGTAAAATGTTTAGGGGGAGAAGTTTTTCCTTCCTTAATTTCAGAACCAAGCACCTTCCGCTCGTCCCCAACGGATACCGCAGGAAGCGCCTGTTCGTTTTCATCGTTTTTTGTCGAAGAACCCTTCTGAATCAAAGCCTTCCATCCGTTCTGCACGATGGTTTTGCCCTTTGCGGAGAACGCTGTGCCGCCGCAGTCCAGTTCAATGACTGTCTCTGCGTATCGGTGTGGATTTCCCACTGCAACACACAGCCGATTGGAAATCAGTTGCAAAATTGCAAGTTCACCCTTGGGAAGTTCGCTCAGATTGCATTTCTGCAATTCTCTGGTCGGAATGAT